TCTTTAGTTTGATCCCATAACGACTCGTCATTTTCTACATCTCCGCCTGCACCCACATAAGCGAAGTTGTGTGATATAGCATATGCTTTTGTGTCGACACCGTCTGCTGTGATACCTTTGTTACCATACACGTTTGCAGAACCTATAATTCTAGATTCTGATCCGCTTAATAATTTGATTCCTGTGTCTGCAAAATATGTGAAGCAGTTTATGATCTCTGTTCTTGAATCATTTTTACAAGTAATACCATCTGCACCTGGAGTAATAAATGTAACAGCATTGAATAACATTGATGCTCTTGGTGATGCTGAATCCAATACTGATCCGTCTACCAATGCACCTCTGCCTGCATCACCTGAATTAAATCCTTTTGGATCATCTGCCGGTCGTGTGTCTCCTTGTGTTACCACTGTGATATTTTGTACGTATGGTGATTTTGTAACAATGCCGGCATTTGGTGCAAATCTAAAACCGTATCCACGATCAGTGTTTGCATCATAATGGAAATTTGCAACAGTTAAATCTGTTACAACTGATGCATCATTTAATAAGAATGCATCTTGATATCTGTTAGGCACATCTGGTTTAACTGTAACTGTTCTGATGCCTGAACCTTTTACTGTGACGTTTGCTGGTACTTCTAATGGAAATTGTTCTGTGTATGTGCCAGGTAAAATGTGCAGTTCGTGTGGACCTGCTGTACTTTCCTCAATGTATGCCAATGCATGACGTATTGTTCCAAATGCAAAGTTTGGGTGATTACCTGCTAGATCATCGGTACCATTTGTACTCACATACCATTTATTTTCAATACCTAAGTTAACAGCAACACCTGATAAAGAAATTGTGTTATCAATAACAATGTCATTAAGTCCTGTCATACTTTTTATTTCAACATCTCCCCAACGTTGACTGTTGGAACCTATATCATAAGTTCCGGTAACATCTGGAATTAAATCTGATTCTATATCACCATTAAAACTTAAAGTATCTTCTGGACCATCACCGCCTATAAAAATATTTCCATCAAAAGAAATATCTCCTGTGGCATGAATATTTCCTGTTGTGTTTAGGTCTGATAGAATGATCACTTTACCTGTTGTTGCTACTCCACCGCCTGCACCAGGTCCTGGTTGAAATCTAATATCCTCACCATTGTGTGCTCTTATTCCACTGTTAGTAAATGCTAAATTACCTGTGCGTAATTCAGTCATTTGGAAATTAGTACCAGCAATCATGTTGATTGGACCTGTCAAAGTTGAAAATGTGTCTGTTGGTCCGTCTATACCAATGTTTCCAATTGAGGCCGAGTTGGTGGCAATTAAATTGCCTCTGTAAATGGCATCGCCAGATACTAGTAATTCTCTTGTGGGGGCATCATCTTTGATACCTATTCTGCCATTGATAACATCAATGTATAATAAGTCCGTTTCAAAAGCCAAATCCGACGTTCTTGTAAGATTTTCTTTTAATAATGGTCCTGATATTCTACCTACATTGGTTACTGCCATAGCACTCCTTTTTTAGTATTTATTGAAATTTGGTAAAGGAATTATTTGTCAAAGTTGTGTAAAACAGTGACTGGCTTACCTGTGGGAACTGATGTTCCGAATGTTATGTATTGCCCTGACGGATAAGATAGTCCTGTAACTGAACTTTTTCCATCCATATTGAATGTGTTTCCACCAACTGAGTTTGCTTCAGTATTCAACAAAGTGTTTACACTTAAATGGCTGGGTGTTACTGCTGTTACTGTGAATGTTCCGTTGTTTGTGGCTGACCCTGTGACAACAACAGATTGCCCAACATGGTAACCTTTAGATTGCCAGTCAATCAGTACAGGATTACTGCTTACAAAAGCACCAACGCCTGTTGCACTGTAATTTGCCACAGCACTTATGGTGTTGCTGTTAACATCACATGGATTTTGTGTTAATGTGTAGTTGGTATTTGGAATCTGTAAAACATTTTCCACCATCACTAAAATATTTTCAGATGCTGTTGGATATCCTAATCCTGATCCAAATCCATCATTAAGAATTCCAAAGTTTACTTCTGTGTCATCACCGTTACTTAAATTTTGTACCACAATATTTTGTGGTTCTGATAATCTAAACTGTTTCCATACTGGAGCACCGCCACCTAACGACTCATACACTTCAAGTTGTCTCAGTGTTGTGTTGAATCTCAATTGTCCTTCAATTGGTGTAACAGGACGTTGTACTTGAGTTCCTTTTGGAACTAAAAATGCACCTGTTGATTGTGCTTCAATTGTTTCGTACTGAGTGTATATTAAACCTTTACCGTTTAATAATCTTTTATTAGTGGATTGACGTTTTAGATATCTCATTACACCTCCAAGTAACTGACTACAACTGATAAGTTGTTAGCACCTGATTGAGCAACTTTGATAACGTCACCTGCACCCAACACTATTTTTTCTGAATCTAGTGTGAATGTTTCTGCTCCTGGTAATAATGCACTGTTCACTATCATAGATTGGTTTGCAACGTAGGCTCCAGTTACAGCATACAAAGTGAAATTACTATCTTCTCCACCTGTAGCATCTTCTGGACCAACATTTGTGATCAATATAGATGTAACAGCATAACTTTTACCTGCAGGTACTGTGAGAACATCTTGTGTTCCATTTACGTTTGCGTTTGTTATTGCCATTGTTTCTCCTTTAAAAAATTAATCCGAAAAGTAGTGCTCTATTCTTGCTGATCACTTCTCCTCTTGTGTCATTTGTATTTACAAAATATAATCCTGTATCTCCGCCAGATGGTGTTTTTGCATACAATTTAACGCCGTTGGCGTCATATAACGGGTCTATTGCCGCATCTTGCACACTTGGTCTATTGCCAATCACAAAGGAATCATTTGCCCTTACAGACCCTGTTCCTGGTGCTACCAATTCTAAATCTTCATTGGAATTAAGACTGCTGATCTTGTCGCCTTCAATTCTGATACTGCCAATATCTGTTGTTTGTTGATATAATTCAAATCTAGTGGGTTCCCATAGTCCAACCAAAGTGTTATCAATTTTGATTTCAATTTTTGATGTGTTGCCTGATGAACTGTTGTCTGTGATTTTAACTTCTGTGTCACCATCAACAATTCTTGGAAACGCCGCACCAATCACAACAGCATTGATTTCGTCGTCAACATATTTTTTGTTTGGAATATCGTTGTCGTCATTCATTCTGCTGATATAATTTGCTGGAGCAATACTGGCACCTAATCTCAATGTGCCTGTTCCGCCTGGCTCAAAATAAATTGCATTGTTGTTGTTGATGTTGGCAACTCTTAATGCCAGTATATCATTTCCGTCTGCTGAAGAAATTTTGTATGAACCATAACCAGGTCCTTGTAAGTTTGGTCCTTGTGACACTGTCTGTGTGCTTGGATTATTCCATGCAATAGATTCATCATAAATCATTTGCACACCAGTGAGTGATCCTCTGTCTACTCTAACACCTGCTGTGCCTTCTCCAACACCTGCACCTGCTTCGTTTTTGTTAAGTTCAATTATGTTGTCTTCGATTGCTAAATTTGTTGTGTTTACTGTTGTTGTTTCGCCTTCGATACGCAAGTCACCAGTAACTCTAGTAAGTGCAGACTCCAACGTGATTTCGTTGCTGGCATCTGCTACCTTAATTTTGTAACTACCCGATTCTAAATAAACTGTTTTTGCCATAGTTTTTATAATTTAGGGAGTGTTGCCACTCCCTAAACTGTATTCTATCTTAAGTTGCTTGAGCGTCAACAACAATGTTGCCTGCGCCTACTGCCGCTTTAGTTGCCACACCAGCACTACCGTATGCAGTAAAGCCTATACTATCAATTCCTGTTAATTCGAATGTGTTAGTTGCTTTGTTTGCTACTGTGTATGCAGTTTCAAGGTTAAGCTCAACCATGCCAACTACGCCACGGATAGATACTTTATCTCCGTTGCTGAAGCCGTGTCCAGTTGCTGTGATAACACATGGATCTGCCTGTGTTGCACCTGAAATAACTTTTTCAACTGCATCAGATAAACCGTCAGCATCTCTAGTCCATACGTGTCTAGTTGCGCCTTCAAGTTGCATTTTTCTGTTGTACAGTTTAGTAACTTGTTTTGTAACACCGTCACTGTCAGTTACGTTAATGCAAAATTCGCCTGCGCCTAAAGCACCAGCACCTACACCACCGATTGACTTGTTTACAAGTGTACAAGTTTCTGTTTTTGATCCATCAGTTACAATAAATTTGTTTGTTGATCTTTGTGACACAATATGTGATTCAGTAGTAATTTCTCCACCTGCCGCGAATTTAACCGCAGTTACTTGAAGTTTACCTGCTCCATCACCAATGTGTTTTTTGTTAATTGGTCTTCCCATTTTGTTTCTCCTGTTGACGTTCTAGGTCTACGGGGTTGATTCCCCATAAGTCCAGCCGAAACTGGCCCAAAACAATTGTTTATAGAAGTATTTATCGTTTGCTGAGTGATGCTATCAGTTCTACTTTTGAGAATTTTTTTGCTAGATCGATGGCTTCTATGAGCACAGAACTGGCTTCTTCTAGGTATCTATCTTTCTTGGTTCTACGGTAATCTATCAAAATAGTGGTGTATTCATCATACATTTTGTTCAGAGTGTTTTCTAATTTTTTGATATCGTTGATGAATATGCCATGACTGGTCTTCCATACTTGCAGTCTGTCCATGTATTCTTTGAATTCTAATAATATTTTTTCGTGTTCCATATCAATCCAATTGACCAATCAAGTCTCTGGCTCCGTATGTTACTAAAAATTTTGCACCTGCTGATTTATACACTTTGGATATTTCAATCTGGTGTTGCAGTGTGGGCAATCCTTTGTATTCATCTCCCACTTGATACACTCCAACCGGAATGTAAGATCCTGCATTTATCATGCTTAAATTATGTAAACTGTGTTGTCCTGGTTTCAGCAACAAGTAATCTGCTTTTTGTTTTTTGTATTGATTGGCTGTGGCAATCATGCCCCAATCATTGTCAACAGGCAGTTGGTATGTTCTGCTGGTGGTGGGTGTGCTGTCTGCTAGATCTCTAAAAGAACTGTAAAACACACTGCGGTATTTTACATATGCCATCACTTCACTGTGAGTTTCTGATTTTAAATTTTGAACTGTGCGTTCTCCCATGTCTGAAGGAGCCAATATGTCTGCACCTGCAGATTTTAATTTCTTACCCAAATCAATCAACAGTGCTTCACTGGTGTCTGGTTTGTCCATCACTCTACAATGCCCATCTGGTAAAGAGGCACACAAGCACACATCCACAATCAGTTGTATGTTGGGAAATTTTGTTTTTATTTGATTTACAATTCTTTGATTAAAACTCCAATCAGGAGTCCAAGATTTATGTTCTGGTGTTATGAACAGCAAGAAACTGTCTACACCTTTGTCTATGTCTTTTTGAATTCTGTCTTCTATTAAGGATTCGGACCAACTGCTGTTATCAGCACCTAATCCAGCCGTTTCTGTTCTGCCTTTTTCGTTGACAAACAATGGCTGGATTAAGTCCATATGATTACTTCTCTTCTTTTTTAGGAAGTGCCGCACACTGTTCTTCGTCTGCTGGCAGACCAGTGTTTTTATCATAGATCCAAACATACGAATAAGTGATGTTGTCATCAGTCATTGAACATTTTTTTCCAAATGACACTTTTGGTTCTTTAAGAGAACAAGCAGATACTATGAAGAAAGATAATATTATTATTGCAATACTTTTCATTTTAGTCCTTGTTAGTGTTTCCTCGTTAATTATACTACATTTTGGTATAAAAGTCAAGTCCTGAACATTCAGTCAATAAAAAAGGGGGCCGAAGCCCCCTTAAATATGTAAGTGTTTACTGTTGATTATGCAAACGAAATGTTTGACATAGCAACTTTACCAACATAGTCCCCAGCATTTCCTAGTGAAGATGCTGTGTTGTTTAACTCTACATAACCATATCTAGTCATGAAAGAAACAACTGGTTCAAAAGTTGATGGGTCAAGCACAACACCGCTAGACATTAACGGAATGTATGGGCAATAGAACGCCGCCGCATCTGCTTCAGATGAGCCTTTGTATCCTACCAATACAGACGTATCGTCTGCCGCATATGTGTCAACATATACTTTCATTGCACTGTTTAAAGTTCCAACCATCTTTTGGTTAGTTGGTGCTTCAAAAGAACCTTCAGTTGTTCTTGCGAACGCTGAAGTTGTTGCAGATTGAAGTACAGTTAAAGCCTGTGGTGATACCACAGCCCAGTTTCCTGCGCCTCTTCTTGTTCTTTGTGCAATTTTATTTGCTGTTCTGTTGATTAACACAGCCAATGCCGCATGTTCATCGCCTACAAAAGTTGCAGTTCCTGATACAGCCGCTTGGTTAAATGTTTCTTCATCAGCCGCTAAAGCTCTTAATGAGTTGATGACTTCTTGGTCGATTTCAGCAGTAATTTCTTGTGCTAATGCCGCCATGATTTCAGCCTCTACATCAATACCTTGTTGAGCTTGTGCGTCTTGAGCAGATTCAAATGTCCATCTTGCTTGTAACTTTCTGCTTTTTGCTTCAACAGTTTGTTTCAAGATTTGGATTGACATTGCTCTACCACCACTACCTTCTTTAGTGGCTGTTGCGTCTGCATTACCATTTGGATCTGCTACATCGTTACCTGAATAACCTTGTGCAATTGCAAATGGTGATAATGCTTCAGCCCCTGCCGCTAGTCCGCCGCCTGATGTTGCCGCTTCTGCATATCTTACTCTTAGTGTGTGGATTTGTCCAACTGGGCCAGTCATTGGTTGTACTCCAACCAATTCGTTAGCAATTACAGTAGGCATAACCCTTCTGATCACGGGTAGGATCACTCTGTTTAGAGTTGCAACGTTACCGGCAGATGTAGCACCTGCTGTTGCCGACTCTGAAAGATACTGTCTAGTATTTTCCAAAGTTGTAGCCATAACTGCTTTTTTATTTCCAGTTAGGCCTTCTAGTAACGCACTCTTTGTATCCTGCCAGCGAGTTTCTGTTAGTTCTGACATTGTGTTTTTCTCCTTTGTTTTTTATATACCAGCAAGTCTTCTAATATCAACGATGTTGCTATTGAATTGACTGCTGTTTACAATGTTAATTTGTTTATCGCCTGTTACTTCTGTGCCTTCATTTATAGCCTGTTTTTTCGCTGGAGTCCTACCGTTTAGAACAGATGGTATGTACTTTTCGAATTGCTTTCGTAAAGCACCCGTCTGCACACTCTCCAGTAGATTGTTCATTATTTCTTTTTGTTCTGTGTTCAATGGGTGTGTTAACTCATTGATTACGTTACTTCTCTCTGCCGCTTCTTTAATTGTAGCAATTTCTAATTCTTTTGCTTCAATTACTTTTTGCTTCTCATTGACAGTCTTCATCGCTTCTTCTGCCTGTAGTTTCGAAATGTCCACTACCTTCATAAGTTTTGCTGTTTCACTTTTTTCATTCAAGAACGATTGTGAATATTCTTGTTGATAAGATTCAAACAGTCTGCGACCAAAGTCGTTTTTGCGAGCCGCTTCAATGTCTTCTTTTAATGAACTGATCTCTGACTTAAGAGTTTTGCTCACTATTTCTGACACTTTACTAGCACCTTTTTTCACAAAGTTACTTCTAACTTTTTCAAAATGTGCTTTTGCTTCTCTGATAAGACGTACTTTTGTTTCAGCAACGTCTTGTTTGTCTTTTTGAAATTCTGCAATTTCTTTAGACAGAGCTTCTACCACAAATTCCTCAAGTTTGACAAAATTTTCTGCCATAACTTTTTGGTCTGCGTATAGTTCAGCAACTTCGCCTTTAAGTTTTTCAAAAACAAACGATTTTAACTTTTCTGCGTGTTCACCGATTTGAGTAGCATACTTAACTCTCTCTTCAGCAAGTGCTTTCTTGTCGTCTGCGAACTCTGCCATTTCTGCTTCGAGTCTTTCAGATACCATTTTATCAACAGCGTCTGTTAAATTTGCTTTGTCGTGTTCATACTTCTCTGCAAATTCTTTACGAAGATCAGCAGTGGCAGAAAGTTTGTTTTCTTCAACTTTCTGGTTCCATGCGGATTCTATTTCTGCTCTGATCTCTTCGGAAATACCGTTATTTTCAAAAAGTGATTTCAGTGCTTCTAACATTCTTTTTCTCCTATTTAGATTGGAGTTTTCCAATTATGTTTATTAGTTGTTCTTTTAGATATTTTTGTGCCTTTGTGTCCCTTGCTGAGTTAAATGCTTTTAAACCACCCTTTGTGTTCATTAGATGCTCGTATATTGGCTCAGGATATGCTCCCGGTGCCGATGGTTGTGCAACGATATCTACTGTGATGATTTCAAAATCTGATACATGTCCGGATCCGTCTTCTTTAACATTACCGGAACCCCTACTGGACACACCAAGTTTAACTCCGCTTTCCAGCATTGTTTTAACTAGTTGTCCCATAGGAGTCGGTAACACTTTTAATTTTCCGTATCCGTTTGGTCCGTCCATCCACATTTCATTTACCATGTGGCTGACACGGTCAAGGTTAATATTAAGTCCTTCAGGATGATCCACTTCGCCCAACACCGAGTATCCACCAGTGACTTGATCGTTAAGTGTGCTGACAGCCCTCTGGATTTCGTTAACAGGATACACTCTCTGGTTGGCGTTTTTAACACCTCCCTGAATGCAGATTCCCTTCATGTAAAGGGATTTACCGTTGTGTTCGTCCTTAGTCTCAACGACTATTCCCGCCTGGTCAAAAGTCAGCGTCTCACGTAATGATAACATCCGTTTTCCTTATACTACCTTATTAACTGCCAATTATCGACTTTGCAGAAGTATCATCTTCTGTGCTAGTCTTGGCCTTTGGTGCCGCAACAGGTTTCGCTTTAGCGCCTGGTACATTAATGTTACCTGCGTTGTCTTCTTTTGGAGCAGGTGCTTTACCACCTTTTTCCTCACCGCCTTTAGCGATGTTAGAAGCCGTTCCGCCCATATCATTTTTGCCAGCAA